TTGCATGGTTTGCAACCTGAACATCAGCTACGCTTGCAGGTTTTAAAAATCCCTGCTGGACACCTTTACCAAAGGTTCCTTGATTAAAGTTTGCTGACCCGAAACCTAACATTAGTCAAGTTGGACTTTAAGGTTTCCTGTATCAATCTTGAAAATATCACCCGAATTTATTATTTTCGGATTTGCTGTGGTAAAATCTGATTGGGTCAGAGTTTCGTATGCAACCAAATTTCCACTTGTCAAAGCATCATAGACACCACAATCCGTTGCTGTACCCCAATCAGTGGTTGCCGCAGGCCAAGTCAAAGCTCCAGAGGAGGCCGCTTGGGCTGTCCCTGAACCTGTTACAGTCCATCCAATTGCCTGACGAGCATAACTTCCTCCCGATACTTCTGTTCCTGCGGTTGAGTCAGTTGGAGCCGCTGTTAAAAGTCCAGCGTAGTATGTCGTTGGTGCTGTATATGCAACACCTCCGAAGAGATGATTGATTACCTTGTCCTCTAAATAGTTCGTGAATCCTGCCATGATGATGTTTTATCCAAATGGTGTAAATGAAATCGAAGGAGTTGAACCAGAAAACTTGGCTTTTTCGTCCGATGTTGTGATTTGCTGAATGACTTGCTGATACTTTCCAGCCCAGACACCAATTCTCTCATCTGCTTGGAGGTATGGTGCTGAGTGCATTAAGGTTCCATACAGATATGCATCTGGATGGTCAGTTAACAACCAGTTCGTTGAGAATGCAGAGAGTGCTGGAACCTTCTGATAATACACAATCTCAATTGTATAATCTCCATCGGGTGCAGGAGAAAACTCGATATTATTCTGCATAATCGAGTAATAAATAGGTTTACCAGTTGCATCACTTGCTCGATGAATATCGAGATTTTGAAGATTCTTATAGGTCATTGGAGTCACTGGATCAGTTAGCAAATCAATGTTCCGCATACCAAGAAAATCTGCTGGTAGTTTCACATATTGGGAGTCAATTGGTGCTTGTGTCCTCACTGACATCTCTCTGACTCTTAGTGTCCTATTTAACTCTGCTTCTGCCATTGTGATGAAGTCTGGAATCACAGTGGAAAGATCAGACCTGTTAAGGAAATCTGCAACGGACGCTTGAAGTTCAGTGTAATTACTTAATGCCATTTAGAGTGTCCCTTGCCATGTCCTGAACATTTTATTGTCACTATCGTTTGCCCATTTCTTCCAATCCTTATTTGTCCATTTCTCTCTTAAACTTTGATCAAGGACAAACTGTGGAATAACTGCTGTATGTCGCAAATCTTTTGAAGGTTTTAACTCCGACATATCTTTTGCAACTTTAATAAGAGGTTCAACATCCTCTCGATTTTCGATTGTTACAGTCTTGTCATGTTGGTCGTATGAGAAGATTTCTTGCTTCCCATCCGACCAAGATAACAACCGCTTTTTAGACGGAGATTGCATAAATTATGTTATTGTGCAATCGGCAACAATTCCTGAAGCCGCTTCGTTGGCAGAGACAAGCGTGTACTCAACAAGTAATGCACGTTTAATTGCATCACCAGTTTTTGCCACTTCCTCCTGCTTGAAGTCACGATAGTACGCAACTTTCCAATACTCCGGATCAAGCACGAAACAGGATTGTTCTCTACTGAGTCTGGAAGGAATTATTTTTAATTCTCCAAAGTCAGAGGAATACAGATGAGCCGCACCTTGAATTGCGTCTTTTCCAATCATCTGTCTTGCAGAAGAACGACCTGCAAAAGCCGAGATTTTCCCTTTATTAACTGGGCCAACCATGACTGTTGAAGGATCACCACCCGAAGAGTAACAGGACTGAATCACTGTCTTTAAGAGTGCTTCTGTTAAAGCTCGCTTAGTGGCGGCATCAACAGGAGCCGCACCAAGTCCTGCACCGGAACCTGCTGGAGAACCTGCACCACGACTTACATTGCTCGTTAGCCATGTTTCAATTCCACCAAGATAACGTGCCGCACTTGCGGAACCAGCCGCTTTTGCGACCTTACCAGTAAGTGCAGTCTCCATGTCTTTTTTAAGAGCTTTTGAAGACTTGGCAAGTTGATATGCCATTTCTGAGTCACGACCTGCATTGTTACCTGCTTGCTGTGAACCAGATACAACTACTGTCTTGCGTGAGATTTGAGTGTAGTTCCCCAAACGTGTAGTCGCAACGACTGCATCGTATGCAAAATCATCTCCTTCGACCTGTGCATTACTGGCGGCCGCATCTAAACTATCGGTTTGCCATTCTGCTAGGGTGTTTGTTGCTTTTGCTTTACCAATCATTGACATGAAAGGCGTATCGGATGGGGCAATATTATAAATCGTATTGCTCAAATCCTCTCTGCGACCTATTGCTTGATAGGTCTGATTTGTGTTTGCTACTATAGCCATAAATACCTGTTATTGTTAAAAATTATGAACGAATCATGTTGTAAAAAACGGACTGTGCGTCTTCCACAGACCCCGATTTTTGTAGTCTTGCCGATGCCTTCCGAGATTTTGTATTACTGGGATTTATAGACTGCGAACCTGCTTTCATGGAAGCACGATGACTTGGTTTTAAGGTTCCACGTTTCTGAGTTAATTTATCGTAGAGCATTGCTTTCCGCATGGTTGCGACTGCACGAGAGTCATACGCTTCACCAAGTTCTTGGTCAGTGAAACCTATTCCTTTTCCATACTCAACGATTAATTTTCTCTCAGAATCTGCGACCTTTTCATCAGACCACTCTGGAATCAACTCACTTAAATTGTCTCTTTGTGATGCAATGTATTTTTTCAAGTTTGCCTGTTGCTCTGCATCTTCCTGCGATCTCAACTGCTGAACCTGTTGTTCACGCATTTGATCCTGCGACTGAGCTTCACGCACTTCATCACGCTCCAACATAAATTGCATTGGATCGGAATCTTTTAAATCTTGCCAGTATTGGGAATCTTTTTGGGCTATTTGAGGTAGTGCAGTCTTTGCAGATTCAAGTGCTTCAATCGCTTGTGACCGAAGTTGTTTTGCTTCTGCAATTTCGTTCTCAAACGACTTACGATCTTCTGCAAGTGCTTGAGATTTCTTAGTAAATGAAGATTGGCGAGAGTATCCAGAGATTAACTCGTCCAGTGAGACATCTAAGTCTTCACCATCAGAACGTACCTTGAAACTTTGCACGTTTGATTCTACTTCTTCCGAATCTTCATCTTCCTCTTCTTCTGCACTTTCTTCTGAGTCTAATTCTAATTCTTCAGACTCATCGGGGGTTGCTTCGGTTTCTTCTTCTAATGATTCTTCACCATTTTCAGATGCCAGTTGGTTGCCCCATGCTGTAGTTGCGTCATCGAGTCCAGACCCTATAGTTAGGCTATTGCCCTCGACAATTTCTTGTTCTGCCATTGTGTCTTTCTAGCAGTTCAGGACATTAGACTTGTTCCGAAAAAGGAAGGTCTAGTCTCCTCAAATGCTGGTTAAGTTAATTGTTTAGCGATTTTACCGCTATTTATCATGGATTCGATTTCCAGTTTCACTTCAGAGAGAACCTTGAGCGATATATAACACTGCTCACGCTTCATCTCATCTCCTGCACCAGAAGAAATCCATTGATTTATGTACTTATCCTCCAGTAAATCACACGCTTCCACGAATACTGGAGACTGTAGAAGCGTTTCCGCTTCATTCGCTTGAGCAACCCTTTCCTCTATGGTTTTAGGAGTTGCACCTTTTCTTTTCCTTGACATTTAATTTGGCATTCCCTCTTCAAGAGGAGCCTGTTCCATGTTAGTAGGACTCATCTCTTGTGGTAAATTTATCTGTTGCATCTGCATCTGTTGCTCTTGTATCCTTGCTTGTGCATCTGCACGAATCTTTTCACGATCCTTCTCCATGTTTCCTTTAATCTCAGTCATGTCAATGGAGGTCTTGTACTTGTTCTCCATTTCCTGAGTCTTTAGTCCAACATCTGAGTCAAGTTTGTCTCTCTGGAGATCATCATCTCTGATCATCTTTTCTTGATCAAGACCGAACTTCTGCTTGTCAAGTTCAATGTCTGCACGAACCTTATCTGCTTGTGCAGTTGCAAAGATTTCATCTGGAGTTGGTTCTGGAGGCTCCGGAGGTGGCGGCTGGAAATCTTTTGGGTTGCTCCAGAAAGACTGCACATCCTTGAATCCAGACATTTCTGTCATCTTTGATAATGTATGATGATACTGGTCATTTGTGACAAAAGGATTCGTACCACCCTGTTCTTGTAGTATTTTTTCCTGCTTTACTGCAATTCCTGCAAGCATCTGCATCTTCTCCTGAGTTGTACCCATTCCAAGTGCAACGTTCACAGAAACATCCATACCTATGTCCCAGACTCTAGGATCAACTGGAATCCATGAGTTACGCAACCTTACCATGCGAGCTTTCTCTTGATGGTTATGCAAGAGCTTCAGTATCTTCTTAAATAATGGCTTCATTCCATTTTCAGCAAAGACTCTGCACAGTAACTCAATCTGTGCCTGAGAACTTGCCATTGTTGCAGAAACAGCAGACTTTTCAGTGCTTTGGAGTGCTTCTGGATCAAGACCCATACTGGCTTTGCTCATTCCAGTTCTGTCTTCCTTCATCCGATCCATGTAATCGAGCATCGGGAATGCTTCCCTGCCATTGAAGGACTTGTTTAACTCTTGGACTGCTCCTGCTGACCTCATTCTTATAAGTTTTCCAACCTTATTAGAAAGTGCATCATCTATGTTGACCTGTCCCTCGATTATTGCTGTATCGGGATGGATTGCCTTTGCGAGAGAGTCTAACATATTACGGAGGATGCTGGACTTCACTAACTGCACATCCATTGTCAGGTCTGCTACTGAGTTCCCCCTCCAGAAGTGCGGTTCCGGATAACCAGAGAAGACCACAAATGGAATATCATTAACCGGAGAATGATGTAAAAGCTGATGGTGATTGCCAGCACAACAAAACCTACGAAGAGAAGTAATTCCTGAACCAGAGAAATCAACCTTTGCATACGCTTCAATATATAAAACCTTCCGATTTGCTTCTCCACCCTCGTTAGAATCAGCGAAATTTCCCAGAGGGTGTCTTGAAAGAAACTCCATGTTCGTGTCAAATTCATCTGCATCTCCTGCTAAATCCAACATTTCATCAAAATCGTATCCCATACTCACCAATTCGGAGACTGTGAGATACCTCCTATGTGCAACTATAGTTGCGTCCTCTACTGATTTTGCTCTCCTATCTATTAAAAACTCCTCTGGAGGTAAGGCTTCAAAAATGACACTCCCCTCCACCGAAAGTCGCCGAATAACTACATCATGTAACTGCGGAACTTCCATGTCCTGCTGTTGCATGAGTGGTTCTCCGGTTGGAGAGACACCTTCAGTAGGAGGAGGAGTGTCTGGTGCTACAAAGTCTGGGTCTGGATATGAATCAATTGAAGAACCCTCTATGTCTGGATCAGAAAGCAAAGCCTGTAATGCTTGATCATCTAGTCCAGTAAATTCCTCATGCTCAACCTCTTCTCTACGTTCCCAATCAACTTTTGCAATTCCGACCCTCTTTATAAGAGAATCCTTTATAATAGAATAGAAAGTCTGAAATGAGGTTGGATTGTCTGTACCTAAAACAACTTGATTGACGTAATCACTGGCTTGTTCGCTGTTTGGCACATCTTCGGGGTAGCGAGGCTGGTACTCCACAACTCTCTGTGAACCAAAGAATGTCCTCATAATCTGGGGCATCATTAAAGCGATTGTGTCCCTGACATCCCTAGACACTACCTGAGAACGTCCATCTTCCTCGTTCCCAAATGGGCTACCATTGAAGTAATCGTTTGCTACGATGCGATCTGGTGCTTCAGAGAGATCAATATAATCAACAGCTTCATCAATAAGACCTGCAACTATGCCCTCCAGTTCTGTGACATCCATTGCAGTGTCACCAGCAAGTCTGATCTGCTCCTTCTCTAATTCTGCTGTCTGTCCTCTTATCTCTGCGTCAGTAAGTGCCATTAATACTTCTTTTCTGGATTTTGGAGGTCGTGAATCTTCCTTAACTGCACCAAAGAACCCTTGTATCCGTCAGCAGTCTTATACTCGTACAAAGTAACCAGTTCCATACCCTTTCTCCAAGATATATACTTTGGTGGTAGCATCTGTCCTTTTTAGGTTCCTGTATTTACTGTAAAAATCTCTGAAAAACAGGATAGGATCAAGGGTAATCATACAATACCCTTCATTTCACGAACTAATGGCTTTGACCATGACTTCGATGCGTTCCGACTTGCATAAGACGCAAATGTTAATATTAATGCATCCGCTGAGTCTGGAGAATTCCCCAAACGCTTCCTTATATCATCCTTACTCTCAACTTTGGTCTTTCCGGTTGAAGAAAATCCGTATCCTACTGAACATAACTCCATAATTAATCCCTCATCATTCGGAATCACCACATCTAACCCCTCAAACCATGAACGGCACTTCTCCCATAACTCCGTCCGTAAATTTAAGTAGTTTCCTGCTATAGTAGGTGACTCTCCTACATTAATCCCACGAACATCAATGCCCTCCTCAAGCAAACGATCCACTACTCCTGCTCCCAAACCTATACTGTCAATGCAGATGTCTCCAATCTCTAAATTCTTGCTCTTTAACTCCTCAATCTCACTCCGCACCCACCCAACTACTTGCATTGTGTTCAAACCACGCTTCGTCTTTACTCCATCTCCTAATATCATGTTGCCCTGCCTTAAACAAATTGCAGATGCGTCACTACCAAAACGAGCAACGTCCACTCCAATCGTAACTGCTCCTCCAATGTTCTCCACATCCCTTGCAACTGCCGACTCAACTAAATGTCTTGGTATAATTGCGTCATCATCTGCTAATGGAAACTCGCCAGAAACTCTTACACGAAATTGGTTGCTCTCAGAACCATAACGATCTGCAATGTCCTGTACAAAGTCAGCAGATACTCTTGCGGAATCCTTGCAATTGACAGACAGAGTTTCCCAGTTCTTACTTAACTTGTTGTGCGTGTCATAAAAAAACCCCTGACCACGCACCGGATTTCCCAATAAAATGGTCGTTGCATTCTCGCCTGACATTGACCCGGCAGATGCTTCAAAAATTGCGTCATTTATTCCAGACGCTTCATCCACCACCAATAGC